TGAATGAATTATCAGAAAAAGAGAAAAAGTCAGAACATAGATTATTCTTTGGTAATCATATTGGATATGCTTCCAACCTTAAAACAGCAGAAACAATAGATGTTGAACATGTTTGTTCCTCTTGTTTTAAAACAATATTTAAAGGACTCCATTCTATCATAAAGGAGATGACTAAATGAACGACTTAATAACTGCCGAGTTGTTATTTTTAGCTTTCTTAATATTCATGTTCTTCGCATATTTAATATCTATAAGGAGGTGTGTTAAGTAAATGGCTAATTTAAAAGAAACAGCTAAACAATTTGGTGGAAAGAAAGAACTCACAGATTTGCCAGAGATACCTGTGGATATAGAAGTAAGAAAAGACAGCTATCAAAAAGATGGGCAGACAAGAGAGTATTATTACATTGAACTAAATGGCTGGAAATATACAATAAGAGCAGAAGCCCTTGAAAAGATAAAAACGGTTATAACTTTGCGTCCACAGACAACAAAGATAAAGTTTTACAAAGATGATAAGGGGCAACTCGCTGTTATGCCTTTAGATTAATGAACACCTATGGAAGACTGGGAAATTATTTTTTGTATTTTTATGATTTGTCTTATCTTTAAGATTTTATAATAATACTCACAAGGGTTTCTCGACCTCATTACCATACCCGTTTATCTCGTGTTTGCCGAGCGAGGTGAGAAGTCGGCTGTTATTTAGAATAAGTCTTCTTATTGTGACAAGGAACGCAAAGAACTTCTAAATCCTCCAAATGCCCCGTGCATAAAATCTTATCTTGAATTATAGAAACAAGCTCATCCCACGCTTGTATACCTTTTTTATGATGAACTTGTATCTTAACAGGACCATCTTTGCTTTGAGATGCCTTTATTTGACACATAACACATCTATAATCGTCTCTTTTTAGCACAGTGGTTCTTTCCCTTGAATAAAGCCAAAGTCTTCTTAGAGCTACCACAATTTTGCTTTTTGGGGTTACTTCAGGGTTCTTTTTCATGTAATTGGCTCTTTAAACTTCTTTGAATGTATGCAGTCGACCTTTTTCCCAAAGTATTTACAAAGAATACCATCAATCGCCTTAATCTCTTTCCCATAACCCTTCCCAATCACACATGTTGAGCAAAAGATTTGTTCGTGAAACTGACACCTATAATAATCCCCTTCTATTATGGCTTTGCATTTTTTACATCGTAAAACCCTTATTCTCTCCGAGTGTTCGAGAACAATTTGTTGTTTGATTTCATTGAGCTTGTTAAGCTCTGCCTTCATGTTTTCTAGTTCTTTTTTATCCATTTAACTTTTTTAGCTTTTCTTCAGCTTCAATCTTTATTATTAGCTCTTGTCTGCGTTTCTCTATATCTTCTGGCGTTTTCATTTCTACTTGTTTGAAATGTCTTGTTAAAAGGTCATTAATTAAACCACTTGCATTGTGTATTGTTGATAACATTTTTACATTTTCTTCGTCTAATGTGTAGTTTCTGTTTATCTTCATGGTAAAAAGGTATTATTTCATATCTATTTATCTATCTATCTATTTATATATATATCTATTTTGTGTTTAAATCAAGTTCAGCTCTTAAATTAGTTCGTTCTGAAATAAATTTAAATACTTACTTTACTTACTTTTTACCTAGGTAAAAAGTAAAATTCTTAGAAAAAATAAATAAATTTATTTCGATACTCACTAATTTAAGGGAACTTGATTTTTTTTATTTTATCGTCGGTAAATTAAAATATCAATATATATATTGTAATATATATATTGTAACACAGATAAGTTTATAAAGGATATTTTAGGATATTGAACGATTATATTGGTCATACAATATATATATTACAATATATATATTGTAATATATATATTACAATATATATATATTGATATTTTAATTTACCGTCGATAAAAAAATATTTAATTTACCGTCGATAAATTAATTTATCGACGAATAGAAAGGTTTATAAAGATTTTCGGGCTATCCGAACAGAAATTTTTTTATTATTTTAAAATATAACAGAATAGATTTTATTATTTTAAAATATAACAGAATAGATTTTATTATTTTAAAATATCCCTTAACGATAGCTATATAAAGCCTAATAAGTAACAAATAAAATGGAAAAAGACAAGTTAGATGTTAAGATAGTAAGTAAAGAAGTAGCTTTCTGGAGTGATATTATAGACAAAACTAATAGAGAAATAGAACAATTAAATAAAATGCTTAAATTTAACGAAGCTATTTTAGAGATGGCTGAAACTAAAAAATCTGAAGAAGAAGAAGAAGATAATTTAGAAATAAATATTAATGAAATTAATGAAGAAATAGAACAAGAAAACAAAAAACAAGAAAATGAGCAACGAGATTATATTAGATGATTGGCAAAAAGAAGTCTTAGCTTATAATGGTGATATTCTTCTCTGCACAGGGAGAAGAGTTGGTAAAACATACATTCTAGCAAGAAAAGCAATAGACGATATGATTAAAAATAAAGGGATGCCCGTTGTAATAATAAGTCTAACAGAAGACCAAGCAATGATAATTCTAGCGATGGCGTTAAATTATGCGAAAGAAGTTTGTCCCAAGCTCATTGGAAAAGGTAAAAATAAACCAACAATGAGAACGCTATATATTAACACAGGAAAAATGACCGTTAGACCAGCTGGAAACACAGGAGACGGAGCAAGAGGTTTTGAAGGTGGTAGATTAATAGTTGATGAAGCTAGTAGAATGCCAAAGCTCTTTTGGATAGCATCGTTACCAACAATTTTAACAACAAATGGTCAGGTTTGGTTGGGTTCTACACCATATGGCAAGAAGGGATATTTTTGGGAAAGATTTAATGAGGCATATTATAAGAAAGAGCCAAACGCAAGATACAAAGTATTTTACATAAGCACGGAAGAAGTTATGAAAAATAGAAAAATATCGAAAGCATGGACTGAAGAACAAAGTAAAGGAGCTTTAAGAGTTTTAGCTGAAGATAAAAAAACAATGTCTCCTCTAGAATATGGACAGGAATATCTTGGTTTATTTTTAGAAGAATTACAATGTTTTTTTGAAGATGAATGGATAGAAAAAGTTTGTATATTAGATAAGAATCCATCAATGGTTGGAGAAAGATTTTTAGGTGTTGATATTGGTAGAATGTATGACCCTAGTGCTTTTGAAGATGTGTGTAAAGTAAGAGATAAATATTATCATGTTGATAGCCAGACAACAACAAGAACAAAGACAAATGAAACACAAGACAAAATAATTGAAATGGATAAAGCTGTAAATTATGTTGAGATTGGTATTGACGCTGGTTCTGGTTCACTTGGTGTTGGGATTTATGACAACTTAATGACAACAAATATTAAAAGAAAATTGAAAGCCATGAATAACAGAGCAATAGCACTTGAAAAAAACAATAAAGCAAAACAAAGATTAATGAAGGAAGATTACTATCATAACATGTTGGCTATGGGAATAAATGGAGAATTAAAATTATTGAATGATGAAGCTGTAAAAAGAAGTTTACGCTCTGTTCAATGGGAAATAATTAATGAAGATAGTGGGACAAGTAGAATAAGGATTTTTGGGAATGATACACACATAACTGAAGGATTAATTAGGGCTTGTTGGTTAGCTAAAAAAAAGAAAGTTATAAATATCTCAATAAAGTATATTTGATATGGCAGATACAGGTATTTTTGCAACAACAGCTGAAGTGCAAAGAAAAGCTGGAGCTTATGCAAACAGCACAGCAACGACTGAAGCATACATAAATGATTTCATGACTCAAGCAGAGAGTTATATAAATGTTCAATGTCAATATAATTTTAGCGATGTTTATTCAAGTCTTAATGTTGATGTCAAAGGTTTGTTAAAAGAAGTTGCTTCCAGTAAATCTGCTATGTATTGTTTGAATTATGATTTAAATGGATTTGCAAGTTTAGCTGAAGCCCAAACAGTTTTAAATGTTTTAGATACAGCTGTAACAAGAGGTATTGAGTTATTGAAAGAAAAGAGTAAAAATCAAGCATTCTTGATAAGTGCATAAATGATAAATCAAATTTATACAAATTCAAACGAGAAAAATGTTCAAAGTTTTGACGCAATAGATTTTATTACAGGCACAGGATACAAAACTCTTTATGCTGTTGGAAGCAAAGCAGACAACACGCTAGCATATGAATTAACAACACAACCTCTTGATAGTGACCATTCAAATTATTCTTCTGTTGTTACAGATCTAGATATAACAGACGTCGCTAGTAAGTTAGAAATTAATTTTGACTTATCTGTTAATAAAACATTAACGGTGAGTGGTAACGCTTTTATCAATATATCTTTAGGTATTAGTATTGGAGGGGGTGGTGCTTCAGTTTCAAATTTAAGAGTTAAATATACATTTTACAAAGTTGCAACAGACGGCTCAACAGAAACAGCGATAAGTTCACAAATAGAAAGTAATAAAGTTTCCTCAAGTTCAAATTCCGTTTTTAGATTATTAACAAAAGTCCCAATAACAAGAACGGTTTTAAAGAAAGGAGAAAAATTAAGGTTAGAGGTGCAAATATGGGGTAGTAGAAGCGTGGGGACTGCTTCAAGTGGTTATTTTTATCATGATGGTTCTAACAGAATTACAGGAACATCGGGGGGAATAAGCTACGGTTCAACTTTACTCGTTCAGTTACCAATTAAGATAGAATTATAAATACTGGCTTCATTGTATATTTATGGCTGAATTTTCATATACCAATAGTTCTACAACAACAATGGATAGTAGTGTTGATGATTTTAGTGTTCAACATCAAAATTTAGATGTTTCATTTACAGGAAAAGAGATTTATTGGGATTTTACAGATGCTTCAGAACAATTAGGTTATTATAAAAGTATTCCTGAATTGAAAAAGAGCGTTGATAAGCTTTCAGTATGGGTTGCTGGTAAGGGTTTCACATGCGATGCAAAAACAGAGGACGCTTTGAGTTTAATAACTGGACAAGGCAATGATAATTTTCAATCTATTATGCAAAATCTTTTAGCACAAAAGAAAATATTTGGAGATGCGTTTGCTCATATTGTAAGAGATAAAGATACGGAAGCAATGATCAATCTTAAGCCATTATATACTGGAGATATGCGTATTGTTCAAAACGATAAGGGTATAACAATAAGATACGAGCAGAGAACTAGAAATCCAAACGGTAAAGTCCAGACTTTTGAGCCACATGAGATATTTCACATTTCTAATGAGAGAGTGGGAAATGAAATACATGGAACTAGCGTTATTGAAGTATGTAAGTGGGTTATAGATGCTAGAAATGAAGCCATGGCAGATTGGAGAAGAATTTTACATAGAAGCACAATAAGAGTTTTATATGTTGATAGTGAAAACGGAACGCAATTATCAACATTAAAAACTCAATATGCTGAAGCTATTAATAAGGGAGAGCTTCTTGTGTTGCCAGGTAAACCAAGT